GTTATCAGCCCGAACCTTATTAATGATTTGATTGGACAACGTTTGTTTTGCAGCTTGAAGGATGGTTAATTCATCTCTTGCGTTAGCTTCTTTACGGTTCCATTCGTTGTATATAGTAATAAGTTGCTGTGCTTCTGTTGAAAGATCCTCAACGTTATGTTCTACTTCATCGATATTTAATGTTTTAATGTCGTTTACTAATGGCATGTAAATTCTCCTTTGTTTTATTGTTATAATTCATGCTTGTGGGTTTATTTATCAAAGCGCAAAACTCTTTAACATATCGTCTAATTTGTCTCCACTTTTGATACTTTCTTTATTTTCGTCGCTTTCTTTTTGTTTTAGTTTAATTTTAAATGGTTCGTCACCTCCGCTATCTTCATCAAGAAATCGTAAGAATTTTGAATCCCATTTCAGATGAATCTGTGTACCAAGCCCATCACTATTTCTTGTTTTTTGTAATATGAACATGAGTTTTCCCATTGCACGCATTTGCTCCGTAAAAATAATAGACCAATAAACATCTGCAACGTTTATTTTACTAATACCACCAGCAATTTGGCTGTGATCATGTGAAGTAGCACCGATGGCACTACGATTTAATTGTGATGCTGTCGCACCAAACATATTATAGTCAACCAGTATTTGTCTAAGTTGTTCAGCACTTCTTTTGTCTTTTTCGAATACATTATCAGCTGATACATATTCATTTGGTGACATATTATCTAAGTAATCAAGGACAAGAAAATCAGGCATCATGCCATAATGTAAATTGAATTCTTTGAGATATGCACGAATTTGATGTGATGTTGTACCAGATGGCAGTTGTATTACATCTAATATACCAGTTTCATCATCTTGACCTGCTGCCGTTATTCTAGTAGATATTTCATCTACATTTTCCTTCCATACTTTCCGGCTGATACCAGTAAACATAGTGTCAAATCGTTGGGCAATAATGTCTTCTGATAATTCTAAGGATATATAAAGAACGTTGTACCCCTGTAATATGAAGTTATATGACATATTAGCCAGGGCAAGCGATTTTCCACCGCCAGAATTGGCAGATAAAAGGGTTAATTCTTTTCTTGATATTCCACCAAACAAAGCGTCGTCTAAGTCTGCCCAACCTGTACTTGTTGTTGGGTTTTCTTTCAACATTCGTTGAAGTCTGCCTTCAACGTCTTCAAAATATCTTAGTCCTAAATCATTAGTTAACGATACCATCACGGCATCTTTTATAAGGTCTTCGGCTTCTGCATATTTTTCTTCTTTAATTAATGCCGGTAACGCATTTGATGCGCGTTTCATTGCTGAATGTTTACAGAATTTTTCTATCTCATTAGCACAATATTTAATTTCATCGGGCATAATCTGACATAGTTCATATACTTGCCCTGCCTCTGCCTCTAATTGCTTTGGACTGGGTGTTGCGCTATATTCGTCATAATATTGTTTTATAAAATCAATTGATTGCCTGAATTCAGGATCAAAATACTCTGATTTTATTATGCTTTGGCACACCGCAAAGGTGTCCGTAGAAGATATTAAAAATTCTATTAATAGTTTCTGTTTTTTACTGTCCATTTGTCTCTTTTATTATTATATTTGTACGGATCGGATCAATGGATATATTGTTTGTATTACAGTTTTCTGTGATAAGAATTCACCAGTGTCATAGACAAAAGAGAATTTATTTTCGGTTGTTGTTACATCAAATACATCAATGTATTGATTTGTTAATTTATCTACTGAATCGAAAGGGTCTTGTGCAAACAACAAGTAAACTTCATCTTGATCTATTGCACGATGAATACTTGCCGGTGAACCAGTTGGATTAGTTGATATTGTGGTGAATATAAATGTTGAACCAGAACTAATAGTTTCGTCCAACATTTCAGGAATTATTCCAGAAAAGCTTCTAATCGTGTATATTTTCCCTTTTATTATTACTTTATCTATATCTCGCCACGGTGATACAGTGTTAGGTAAATTAGCATCCGCTGTGTATATTTGATTAATTATTTCATTTTCTGTTGTTGTATACGATACACCTAATTCAATATCTTGCTGTTCGCCAACAGTAGATATGCGGGTAGCAACAGTAATCTCGCCACTAATAGATAATTGTTGTAAATTTACATCTTCGACCTTTAATCCTACTACTGGTCTTAATAAGTCAGGATCCGATTGTCTTGAAACTAATTGCGCTAACCCAGAATATTTACGATCAAATTTTAATATAATATTATCTTCATCAACAATTATCGTATCAGTGGGAATTATTTCTATTGTATTATTTGGATCTTCTTCGCTTGGAAACGCAACAAATACTGATATAGATGGAAACGTACCAAGATCATGTTTGATGATCCATGTATCGTTTTCAATAACTTGTAGATGATCATAAAGAACTTTGCGTTGTCGCCAATCGTCCAGCCCAGATACTTGTTTAGGAAGCCGACCACGAACATAATCAGGCAACAAACCAATTTGATATAATTTACCACGACATCCATGTGTAATTATACAACGCTGCATTTTTTCTAATCCGTGAAGATTGCGTTCTAATTCAATATCACGTTTACATACATCACACTTGTAAACTACAATTGCCATTCCTTTGACCCTAATTTAAAATTATTTCAGACGTTTCTTTAATATAAGAATCCTCTAAAGTTTTCGCTACTGTTACTGGTTTTGACATTACAAATTCTTTGTAAATTTCAACATCACTTTCAGTACCATCTGCAATATTATTAGCTGATGGCATATACGGCAACATCCCCAAACCAATACCACCATCTGGTGCTTGTTGCATTATCAACGATCTTACTTTGCCTAATACATACATCTGGCTGTCTTCATGTTGTACCACACCAATTATTTCTTCAGCTGATACCAGTTTAAGTGCTACGATTTTCATCGTTATCTCCTATATTTATTATTATTGTTATTGTTAGAAAATAAGACTTTATAATATTGCGATAATCATTAATACGACTGCGAATGGCATCGATGCGCCTAAGTATTTATTGACGCCGTGATGTATTTCTGGATGATTCCGATATATAAACCAACATACCTGCGCCGATACGAGGAAATTAAACATGCTGGTTGCCTTCTTTTTTTATTGTTTTGAGCATAATATCAGGTTTTTATATTTTTGTCAATGTCATTATATTGGTTAACCGAAGATTGCCGAATAGCATAATAATATGGAATACCATATATTATTATTTCAGCCCCTGTGTTTAATCCTTCGGAGAGATTTTCTGATGTATATGAAAACTTAATTAAGTCTGAGAACACACGTTCAGCAGATTTTCCCCCTAATTCATCAAATATTTCATTGAATACAGTTGAATATTTTTTCGATGAATCTTTTATTTCACCACTATAGATAAAATCATAACCATCTATTGGAAAAATATAAAAAGGTTCAACATCATCTGGATATTTCTTTTCATTGAGAAATGTTATTCCATTTGCAAATAATGATCTTTCCCGCAATTGATACATTTCATGCTCAAATGCTTCATTAAATGAGTCAGCAAACGATGCTGTATTTTTGCGCTTGCGGATTTTTACCTTCTTGAAATCATCATATTCGTTTGATAATAATTTAACCATGGGAGTGCCATCAGATTCATATATGAATTGTTGACAGGATTCGTGAATGATTTCGTATTCGTCACAAGCTTGTGAATACAGAACGTCGTTAATAAGCATATTATTATTTATGCTGGTATTAACATTCTTCTATAGGGTTCTGTTCTATCTCGCGAATAAGGTAATTAGCTTTGTGTATAGCTTTGCGTGCATTATAGATCGGTGCGCGTTGAATTTCGTTTATTAAGTAAGCAAAATCGACCTGATAATCATATAACGGTGTGGTTTCCCATTTACCCTGAATGTTTCTAGTGCGAATTGCTTGTTTGCCAATGATATGGCTGTTTTTATAAATTGCTTTATTAAAAGCTCGATTTAGATATTTGACAACATCTTCGATATTAATTTCATTTTCCATGGAATATCACCGTGAAAGGTTAAAAGAAACTTCTTATTTAAAACTATTTATATCACAAAAAATAATATTTGCGAATACAACGTATTGACAAAT